ACACAAACCAGTAGATGGGTTGCGCACTTGTCCTTCTGGACAACTTGTATCTATAACAGGCTTCTCACACTGACCAGTCGCTTCATTAAATACTTCACCAGCAGCACAAGTAACTTCTGGTGGAGGTGGAGGTGGTGGAGGTGGAGGTGGAGGAGGTTCACTTACTACTGGTTCACACAAGCCAGTAGATGGGTTGCGCACCTGTCCTTCTGGGCAAGCAGTAACTTCTACTTTAGGTTTCTCAATGGGCTGGCATTCGTTAGTGACAAGATTGCGCCTGTACCCTTCAGGACATTCAGCTTCTGTTCTTGTATCTGTACCTGTTGAAGATACGCTTGTGTCTACAGCCTCAGAAACAATAGGTTGGCATTCGTTAGTGACAAGATTGCGCCTGTATCCTTCAGGGCACGATTCAATAGTGACAGAAGGTGTATTTGTAGTTGTAGCTGTATTTGTAGTTGTCGCAGGTAAAACAGAAGGAAGCCCGTAAATGGACGTGTCGTCAGTTGCTTTTTTTCCTGTTACTAAAACTTGTTCAGTATCAACAACTGGAGATTTGGTTAATGCAGTGCTAGAAACATCAACAGAATTTGTTGCAGGTAAAGATACGACATTACCGGCACTGTCAATAATTCTTCCACGTTCATCAACAGTGTAATCTTCGTCGTCAAAATATCCGGGCAAAAGATCTTCTAACCCAGCGGTATCAAGTTTAGTACCGGGGATTTCAACTTTACTAAGCGCACCACCAACAAAACCTACCGTTGCATTACGCAAAACATCAGACGTATCGCCACCAGCAATTGCCGTTGTAACCCCATTTGTAATACTTCTCTGAACGCCATTAGTTACACGGTTTGCTACCTGTGGGCTTAAATCTAAATTTAAAGTTTCATCAATTTTGTCAACAATAGATCCAGCAACATCTTGAATAATTGGCCCTGCGACAGCGTTAAATGCTGTGCCTCCAATAGTGGCTAAGGCTGCTTTGGCACCATCCCCACCGAGCAACTCAGCAGCAGCAGCGTTAACACCCGAAGCAACCAACGTTTTTGCTACAGTCACCTCAGCGCCAGTTAAGCCTAGCTGAGAAACAACCTGACTTGTAATCGCTTCTGTTACAGGCTTAGTCACTAAACTAATCGGATTAGTGATGATGTTGGCTGCTTCGCCAACAGTAAGATTTGATGCAAGTGACCCAAGCCCAGCACTCGCAGCTTCTGCACCTGTTAGTGCACTCGCCGCCCCAGCACCCTCACCCAACGCGGCAAGCCCACCAAGTTCCGCCGCTCCACCAAGCGCTGCTGCACCTGCTTCAAACAAAGCGGGTAAACCATAAGCTGCCCCGACAACAACAGCCGCTATTTTTGCCGCATCAAACAGCGCTTGATCTGGGTGGGCTCCTTGATAAAACTGCCCTTCGCCTACAGGAACAAGGCTATTTCCTTGGGGCACATACGTCTGCGCAACGCGCTCTCTGTCTGGACCACCTGTTTTACCGCCAATTTGAAAAACAACATTCCCTGCCGCAGCGTCTTGGGGCGTGATTGAATTAGGGTCAACTTCTTTTAACTGCCCATCTACATTTTGATATGTTTTTACAAAAGTCGATTGGTGGGCAAGCGAATCTGCAATTGTTGCGTTGTTTGCTATTAAGTAATCAACAATATTTTGAGGGGCTTGCACATCAACGCTGGTATCACCCGACGCTTCTGATACTGTTTTAGTTCCAAAATCTGTTATACCTGCTAGTGGGTTTGCGAGTGTTATGCCGGGACCAAGGTTACGTGTCTCTTGTACTGTAGGTGTTACATAAGCTGCTGTATTTCTTAAGCTCTCGCGTGGGTCCAGCATTGTTTCTTCTGAATACGCAGGCAAGCCGTTACTTACAAGCCACTCAACGCCGTCTGGAGATTCTCCCGCAGCATATAAATCATCTGCCGTAACACCTTTAGACAAGAACCAATCTAGCTTGTCGTAAGCGTCATATGAACCCCAATCTGAAGGTAAACGTGGTAGTGGCATGATTTAAGTCACGGAATTGATGACACAAAAGACATTGTTGCAATCACTGAAGGCGTAGCTGGGCGTGTAGGAGAAGAAGCCGCATTGATCTGTTCAATAAACACATTTGTGTCGTCAGTATGCCAATAAAGTTCTACGTAGTCTCCAGTCTGCATCGTAAGAAACAGATTCAACGCAGCAATAAGATGCCCGTCTGTACCTCCGTGGCTATTTGGAACTGAAAAACGTGAATTACTATTATCTAAATTAACGCCGTTAACTGCTGCCCAAACATCAACATCATGAATCTGAACTGACGTGTTGGCAAATTGAATACTAAACTGTAAGTTATAGATGCCCGGATAAGTGACCGTCATTTTAGAATTGCCGCTTAAGTACACACTGTCAGAAGCATCAGTGACATCGAACGTAACCGCGTATGCTGCGGTTGTACTAACAGCTACTTGATCCGAATCGCTAGACCAAGCCCCAAACGGGTTACTTAAAAACTGTCCGCCATCTGGCCCCAGCAAACCACGTAAGTTCCCACTAAGCCTATTGAAGTACAGACGCAACACATTATTAAGCTGTTCTTGATAAAGCGCACTGTACTCTTGGGGAGCAAGAGGTAAATTTGGCGCAGCGGGATTCTGTAAGAAATTCACCGCCGCCCGTCCATACGAATATCAATACGTGGTGCACCAAGCTGCCAAGCCGTACCAAGTTGGTTAGACTCGATTTTCATAATCATTTGGCGACCACGAATGCGAGTGTAGATAATGTTAGTAAATTGCTCAATGGTTACAGTTGATGTGCGAGCAACAGCTTTAGACGCTTCTTGGTTTAACCCAGAACCTGAACCATTCATACCATACAGCGTCATAGTAACTTGAGGCGTGTTTGCTGTAGACCCTTCAAAAGTAAGATCCGGCACCATACGCCATATAAACCCGAAGTTCTGCCCGTCTTCAATATCAAATTCAGCAGACTCAATATAGGCGTTTATAGGTAGCGCTGTACCTGTCTCATTGTCATCCAACCCTTGCTCATGGTTAACAAGGTTGTAGTTATACGTTGCAGCAATAGGATAGTCACGCAGACCTGAATCAATCCAAGCCGTGCGTCCAATCGTGCCGTAATGCCAAATGTCCTCAACGTAGTTGTACACCACATACCGATCATTTTGTGTGGAATTAGCTGAAGGATAAAACCACCAGACTTCATTAAATCCTTCGTTTGTACCTGCGTAGACTTGAGCTATTTGGTCAGTGTTGAGATCGCTAAATATAAAACGCCTCAAATCACAACGTAATGTTTGAACACGTCCGCTGTACACATAAAACTTATCCACACCCATCCAGTAAATAACGCCAGAAGCTATGGCTATAGCGTTAGGGCTCGCTATGGAGATATTGTCGCCAAGGATCTGCGACCCCCACACATCAGGAGGTCCAAGATACTGCAAAGAATAGAGGGATGAGTCCGTCCAAACAACAATTTCCTGACGTGTTTGTAAGACGGTAACGATTTCAGATCCGTGAGATAAACGTAAGGAACCTGCTTGGTTAAGCGGTGACGGCACCCAATCAACAAGCGACTCCTGCGCTGACCAACGTACAAGCATAGGATCTAATGTAGTGCTGCCGTAATCGGTGGTTCCAAACAACATCAAAAACCTTGACGTGTCAGAAACAAGAAGTACGTTTTGTACCGTGGGTACATCAACAAGTTCAGAAATGCTGTGTGTGCCTGACTGAGTACCTGATGTTGTAATGACAGCCCCTGTGGGGGTAGCCGAAAGATTGGCAGTTACCCCATCAACATTTCGTAGGTAATACGTTGTCCCGGTTGACAGCCCCGTGGGTAAAGCACCTGTGGTGGTTAGCTCAATAGCCGTACCTTCAGCCAAAACAACACTTAGCGTTATGACGCAAGGTGCAGCAATAGTAAGCGTAACATCCCCGCCCAACGAGTTAACAGCTACTCCACGTGTAGTAACGCCATTAGTAGCGTCCCAGTAATAAAGTCCCCCACCGCGAGGACCAAAGACTAAATCTTCACCCCAGTTGTTAGCGGTCCATAAGCGTAATATTGTGGAGCTTGTTCCCCCAATTCCCCAAAGGCCAAAACCCCACGTGCCAGCTCCCCACCCAGATAAAGGCACTACAGAAGCTGGACCCGTATTTATCTGATACGCCGCAGTAACAGTGCCGCCACCGGGAGAACCTGAAGCATCCGTAGCATCAGCAACAACAGGAGCAACAGAAATTGTATATGTGTTTGCATCTAACACAATAACTTGAAACTCTTGTTTAAGCACTGTTGCGGTTACATTTCCGCCAAGCCCTGTAACGCCAGCTCCACTAAAAGTTACAAAATCTCCTGTTATACAGCCGTGGCTTGTATCTGAGACAGTAATTGTCGAACTTCCATTTGTTGCAGTGAATGGGTTGGTTAAAGTAACTGTTTCACGGATAGGCGTTATATCGTTGTAGGTTCCATCGCGCTCAATGTAATACTTTAAGTTAGTACCAACCCCCATTAAATTTTGTGCACTAAGCGTTACCCAATTCCACAAGCTACGGCAAACACCTAAAAACGTGTTGCTAGAGATACGCTGCCACCCACCAATTTTTTCAGGAGTGCCTTGACGAAAACGCACTTTGTCCGATACGTACCAACCATTTTCATTGGTGTATCGGGTGTTTTCTTTATTTACTCCCGGCTTCAACAGCAGTTTTTTGAGTGGCATTGCTCACCTCATTAAGGCAGCTTCTGCTGCACGACGGCGTGTAAGTCCGGGAAGAACTCTGCCAGCAGCTTTATTCCAGAGCATACATTGGTCTGCTGCGCCATCCCAGTCCCCCGCATCAATACGCTTCTTGAACGTGGAAACCCGATAGTTTCCTAAGCCACAATTGTAGACCCAGCTAGTCACTGCGGCAATGCGTCTTGGAAGTGCCGCTTGAATCTTTGGGGATAGTTTAAACAAACCCCTTTGAAAATACTCCACATGATGATCCAGCGCATCTTCACACTGCTGCATCGTCCAAATCGTGCCGGGGTTGATGTTAGGTCCGGTTGCGCCCCAGCCAATGGTCCAAGGGTGTCCTTTGGTTCCGGGGTCGGGATAGGCTTGAACTCGTCCATCAGGTAAACGCTTTGCCAGCCCTTCAAAGGGCTTGATCAGTACATCCTTGCAAAGCTTCTTAGCCTCATTCACGATTTGTTGTATTTTTCTATAGACCGTCCTACAAACCAGAACGTAAGCATCATGTTCAGCATAGCGAAGTCATCTTCATCATATGACTTGGTCAAGACCTCAGCCCAGTTTGCATTCGTTTGAAAAGCAATCGTTAGGCCAGCAGCTTTGACAGCCACATATACACCAAATGCAATCCAAGTAAGACCGGGGCGGGTAATAGCAGTGACAAAGCTAGCGAGCCAGCCAGCTTCTTTTGCGGTCTGGGCCTGTTCCTTAAATGCTTCCTTAATTGTGTCCATCTGCTGGATAGAGTAGTCAACATACTTCTCCTCCATACGGAACTCACCCCTCATTTTTTCGAGGTCAGTCTGGAGTTGGAACATAGATAGCTCGTGCTGGCGCTCGTTCTTCTTGTCCATAAACTTCAATATTTCAGGTGCAAGCCTGAATAAACCGCCAAATATGGACCCTAAAAGACCGCCGCCAAGTAGCTCAAACATGATTACCCCTTAGCCGTTACGATGTCGGCACCCTTCTTAACCGTTACCTTGCTGCCCTCAACATCAACGTGCATGGGTTGCTCGGCACGGTCCAGCTTGTCAAGACGATGAATCAAGTCTTTAATCACTTCAAACTCAGGCTTCTCCTGCTTCGGTGCGGTGCCAGCAATACCGTTTAGCATCTGAATAAGTGCAGTAAGTGAAGCGCCAAGTAAGCCCATAACAGCGGCAATCTTTTCACCATCAAGGAATAACGATGCGCCAACACCCACAAGCACGATTAGGAAGATATACAGTAAGCCGTCTTCACCAATGGCTTTACCTGCTACTTCTTTGGCCGAATCTTGTGCTTTAAGCTCTTCAAGCCGGATCTTAGCTTGCGCTTTGATAACCGCTAACTCGTGGGTTTTGTCGTCCATGTTTAGGGTTCAACAGGCCATTGAACGTCCCAAGGGAAACCCGCTTGAGAAGGTACATCACGCAGGGCTTGACGGTAAGCTGCCCATGCAGCTTGGTCAACTGGCGCATCAGCTACCTGCGTCCAGTCGGAATCTTTGAGCTTTTGAGTGCGTTGAGCGCGAACACCTTGCGCTTGAAAGGTTGCTTCTTGCGCCATTTCTTCTTGCGTCTTGTCAACAACGCGCCATTCCCGAACCCATTCACCGTTGACTTTGATGGGCGTAAGCTGCTCAATCCGCTGAGTTCTTTGGTTATGGTCTGGCGCAGGGGCATCGGTTACCGGCACAAGCACATGACCACGCAGGGTGGCTTCCTCGGTATCTGGGAAGATTGTTACGAAGTCAGTGTTTGACCCGTAATTAGTCCACGGGTTATCGGCCTGTAGCTCCCCGAACGAGTAAGGGAACTGCACGATTTGATCATCTTTGATTTTTGCGTACATATTGACCCCTCTTATATAACCGTTCTTGTCATTGACGGTATTGATACTGTTGATGTTGAATTACTAACTGTAGGCGTTATAGACGTGGAAGACATTGTAAAGTTTGACGGGGTTATGCTTATTGAAGTCATTCCACTTGTCGTAGAAACAGTGTTGTAACTGTAATTTCCCCCAGTTCCTGTTCCAGTTCCGTCTTTTAATCCTTTAAACAAATATGCTGAAGAACTTGTAAGAAACGCTGCGTAATACGAATTTCCTAACATTGATAAAGAACTTGTCACAGCAGGACGTGTTGTACTAGTGCTATAACCTAAACTACGAATCCATGACAAAGAACCCGAAGTTGTTATTTTCGCAATACACATGCGACTAGGCGCGTTGTAAATGTAAAAATTTCCTATTAACATACTGTTATCTGTAGTGTCTAAAATCATCCCAGAGCCTGAAGTTCTAAAAAAATCACCTCCGGGGTCATTTAAGTAATATGCCCACAAAGTTGTAAAAGAAGAATCAGCTTTAAGAACAGCAGGTTGATTAGGTGACGTTCTTGAACCGTTAATATAGTAATTTCCCGAACTATCAACAGCAACCGATCCTCCATAACCGTCAACACCAAAACCAATGAACTCCCTATAAAGAGTCATTGTTCCGCTGGTATTTAAGCGAAAAAGCACTGTTGATGTAGGGCTTTTTGAAGTAGCGCTTACAAATATTATATTCCCTGAATTGTCGAATACTGGCACTCCGTTTCCATAGATATTTTCTCCCGGAGTTCCTGTTGCTGGTGTATGTATATATGCCCAAGAAAGCGCACCGCTGCTATTTAATTTTACAGCGCATATCCCATACACTGTCGCGCTAAAATAGCTATTTCGGTAACTACCTATTAAGTAAACATTTCCAGAAGAATCAACAAGAACTCTTGGATCAGAAAAATAATAAGTAGTAAATGATATTTGTTTGGCCCAAACATTGGTGCCAGAAGAATCATATTTAGCTATGTACCACGTCTGTACACTAGAATTATTGTATGTGCAATCATAATAATTGCCATTAGAGTCAAATACAGCGTTACCACTTACTTGTCTATAAGCAAGGTACGCTCCAGCACTTGCTGATGTGCCAGAAGCATTTATTAAACTAGTTTGATCACCAGAAGTTTGGGAATAAGCAAAAAGAATATTACTTGAATTTACTTGTACAGAACGCGCATTATCACCTACTGAAGGTGTACTAAACCATGTATTAGCAGTTCCTCCAACACCAAACCCAAACCCCTGAGCAGACGCAGCACCCCTTGTTCCGAGCAAAGGCATTGTTGTTACCCCTTAAGCAAACTTGGTTTGTGAAGCAAATACGGTGAACGTAGCCGATCCTGTTTTAACAATCGTATAAGCATAAATATCAATTGAGCTTGCATTACCCGAAGTTGGCGCTGTGCCGCCCTGCCATTTTGGTGTAACCGAAGCACCGTCTACCTGCACTGCGCTGTTGTAGTAAGCTGTGGAACCTTGGGTTACAAGGAAAGCTACTGTCAATGACTGCCCTGTGGACATTAAAGTATTTAAAGATGTACCGCTTGACCCTCGAAAGTTGACCGTCCAGTTAGCCGATGCGTTGCTGGTGTAATACAGAACCGACTGCGTTGTTACGTCGTAGTTAATGGTCCCCGTTGCTGCCGTAGCTGAAACCGTACAGACCTCTGCCGTATTAGTAAGCACCGCAGCTATAGCGCTTGATGAACCAGAAAATGTTTGTGTTGCAGTGAATGTCGTGGCTGTCGCAGGTGCTACATAAGTGCCAAACGATAACGTGCCAGATCCATTGGTTTGTAATACTTGCCCACTAGACCCATCCACAGAAGGTAGTGTAAAGGTGAGATTGGAAGCTAGCGTATCAGGAGCTTTAAGAGCAACATAGTTGCTACCGTTGTCCGTGTCTTCTGGTAAGCGTATTTCTGCCCCTGCTGTAGCGTTGCCTACAACAGCTAACGGAGTGGCAAGTGATGTCGCTACCCCAACAGAAACAAAATCTGAGCCGTTCCATGCACATAAAACCGTAGTTCCGTTTGCAATCGTAACGCCTGTTGTTGGTGTTGTCGGTCCGCCGCGAAGAACAACGCTTTGTCCGCCCGTAGTTGCGTTAATAACTACATACAACTTACTTTGTTTGGGTGCATTTATGTTACGAGTTACTGTCCTAGACCCTGAGCAATTCAAGATCATGTACTGAGCTGTTGTAGAGGTAACGTTTGTACCCGACGCATTACCTTCCGTTGTTGCTAGATTAACGTCAGCATCACTTGAAAGACTTAACGATCCAGCAATCGCAATATCAAGATATTCGGTTAACCCGTTGTTGGTGATGTCCCCCCAAACCCCAGACTCCGTGCCTGTTACAGGAAGCGGTAAATCCAAAAGGGTAGTGCGGTTAACTGTCATGATTTACTCCGTTTCAACCAATTGCCAATCTGCATTTTGTGAGTTATCAATACCGCCCCAGTTAGCTGTCTGTGAGTTATCAATAAGCTCCCACAAAAGTCCGCCTAACAATAAATCAACAACAATAGCGGCTTCAAACACTGTTACATTGTAGCTGCCTCCAGCTATTGCATTATCATTTATTGATGCTACTTCTGCAACAACGCCACTAAGATCGACCGTAACCGATACGGCATCTGTGCCAAGGGAAGATTCATCAACCAAAGCAAAAAGGGTAATGCCACCAAGAATGCTATCTGCGCCCGTAGCCGACTCTTGAATACTGTCTGAATAAATTTGGTTGGCAATAGTTGAATCAGCACCTGATGCTGTTTCATTAATTTGAGATTGCGCCGCCCCACCCCAAACGCCACTGCCCCAAGGTCCAGATCCCCAAGCTGCTCCACTTAAAAACTCGGTGTCTGCTGTGTCTTGCGCCGTTGATGTTTCTGTTATCGAGCTATCGTATGAAACATTTATTGAAACGGTATCTACGCCAAGTGCCGTTTCATTAATGCCAGCTGTAAATGTATAAGTTGCCGTGGTTTGATCTGTGCCTGTTGCGGCCTCTACAACCTGTACAAGAAAAGTTGTTATTGCACTTATCGCATCAACGCCAATAGCCGATTCAGAAATTGTGCCTTGCGGCGCTAATGTTGCGCTTGTTTCATCCGCGCCTGTTGCTGCCTCTGCGAGAGCAGTGTTTACTGTGAGATTTACGTTTGTTACGTCTGTTCCCGTGGCTGTTTCTGCAATGTTTGTACTTGCGGTTAGATTTGCAAACGGTGTATCAGTACCTGTAGCCGTTTCTTGGGTCTGCGTGTTTAACGTTGCGTTTGACGTTATTTGATCTGTGCCTGTTGCCGTTTCCGCAGCAACAAAATTAAAAATATATTCAGATGTTACGGTCTCAGACGCCGTTGCTGTTTCTGTTGTAGCAGTGTTAAACGTAGCACTTGAGCTTATGGCATCTGTGCCAGTAGCTGTTTCAGCTACTACTGCCAAAGCAGTAAGGGTTGTACTTAACGAGTCAGTTGCGGTGGCAGTTTCAACTACTGCCGATTGATAGGCTAAATCAGAACTAATTGCATCAGTTGCGGTGGCAGTTTCGCTAACTGAACCATCAATACTTGGCGTTACTGAGCCTGCGGTACTCGCATAAGGTGTTTGAGCGTATGCGCTAAAGCCGTACATATCATGTCAAATTTGAAATTTGATCGGTTGTTACGCTTGCGATTTGATCGGTTTCTAGGATCTGCTCAGTTGCCAGAACTTGTATTGTTTCTTGTTGCGGCCACGCACCTTCTACCCAGCTTCGTGTATCGTGCTGCCAATTCCATTGATAGCCTTCACGGTCTTGTGGCTTAGGGTCACGGATGACCCATTCCCAGTTTAGCCATACAAGTTCCTTGCCTTCAGGGCAGTCTGGCGCATCAGGCACTTGTACCCATCCCTCTGTGCCGTCAGTCTCAGGCTTGGGAATACTTCCGTTTTTACTGTATAGCATGTTTGATTCCTATTGCCGAGGGAATGGCGCTGGCCGTGATCGTGAAGCTCGCATAGAGGACTGCCGATGCGGGCGTGTTCCCACCCACTCGTTGATCGTGAGACCGAAAACGGTCGTTGCTGTGGCTACGGCAACTGCTGGAGCCGCCTTGGCGGCTTCACCGGCGATGTCTACTTTATGTTCTGGGGTCATAAACCACCTCACGTTACACGGCTCCAGGCTATCATGTTAACTACTACGGGCTCACTTCCACCCAGCTTGTTGTTGCTTCATCCCAGTTATAAATCTTTCCGTCCTGCGGCATCGGCACAGGCGCATCCCAGAGGCAGGTGTATTCGTTCAGTATCCACGATGGATAGGGCTTAGGTGGGATGAAAGCGTCTCTCTGAGGATCGTAGGTGTAACCGATTGCAGGGAAATTCATCCTTAATGAACCATCTTCAGCGCACCTTAGCCATTGCCCGCCATGCTCTCTATATAACCAATCCCCATCTTTTGTATCTACTAAGTACGTCACCTGATTGACGATGCCGTCTTTCACTCGTGCATACCACGACATATTAAAATCCTTACGCTGTAAAGGTTCCAGCAGTTGTAAATGTGTGATAAGTGTATCCACCAGACGATGTCACAGTACCCCCGGAACCTCTTTGAGGTCCGACGTAACGAATTATTACCACTCCTTGAACGCCGTTATTAGCCCCCGATGCACCACCATTTCCATAAGATCCTCTTAAAGTGTTTGATGAATCGCCGGGAGTAGAACCAGATCCTGCTGTTAGCGTTGCAGATGCAACAAACGTCTGGTTGAAATATCCAGAACCGCCGCCCCCAGCAGATCCGGGGTTATTGTTGGAACCAGCGCCGCCCCCAAAATAACCACCGCCACCGCCACCGCTACCACCGCCGTCACCTTGAGAACCAGAGGAGCCGCCCTGCAAAGCAGATCCAGTACCCGACACTGAAGTCCCGCCAGCAGACTGAGTCCCACCACCACCGCCAGCATCAGCGCCATTTCCTCCTGCAATACCATTTGCGCCGCCACCAGCACCGCCAAGAGCACCTTCATAGGCCGCGCCGCCACCGCCGCCAGCAATCAACCGCGCATTGGCTTGAGATGAGGAGGTGATAAAAATTCCAGAATAGCCACCGCCGTTGCCGCCATAACCGAGGCTTCCGCAAAGACCGCCGCCGCCAACTGCCGCTGTACCAGATCCTGCATTTGCGGCACGACTTCCCCCGCCGCCACCAACCACCACTGCATAGGATGTAGAGGGAATAACATTCATTAGCCCATTGGCTGCACCACCACCGCCACCGCTACCACCGCTACCACCGCCACCACCACCCCACGCAAACATTTCCACTACATAATCTAAGGTACTAATAGCAAAAGCATCTGTCCCAACCCAGCCTTGCGTTGAATCAACATAAGTTAATGTCACAGCGCCCCTATTTGTAATTAAAAGAGTATTGTTAGTTGCACCGTTTATCTTTAACCCATTTCTAGCAACCGTGACATTGTTTATATTCCATGTCCCTGCGTAATCAACTAACTGAACCTGATCTCCAGCACTAGCACTCGCTGGAAGCGTCACCGTAATCGCTGCTGAGGTTGTGTTGACGGGATAAGCATTGCCAGCAGAGGCTGTGAAGTTCCCTGTCTGGACGGATTGCCACGTTAGACCGCCACCGCCTCCGCCACTAGCAGAAATAGTTGTGGTTCCGTTTCCTGGGGTCAGTGTTATGTTTGACCCTGCCGTTAAACCATAAACTGAACGCCCTGCTGGATAAGTTACAAAAACGTTTTTAGTTCCTGCACCAAAATTAACGGCGCTTCCAGAATTACTGGATGAGAGAATAGTGTCTCTTGATAACGTTGTGCCGGAAGAAGTGTAAGTTCCTATACCAACTTCCCAGTTGGACCCGGACTGGTCTGCAATAGTGTAAAAAGTATTGTTGCCGTTACCTACAGCAGCAAATGATTGAAACCCTGTAACTGCACCAGCTAAAGTTATTGTTCCTGTGCCGGTGCTAGTTGTAGTTTCTTGTACTCGGTCCGCGACAACAAAAGCCATTACGCTGACAAACTAAATTGGTACGTTACTTGAAGAACATCTCCGCTAACCACCGAACGATCTCCACCAGTAAAGTCAGAAGCAGAAAATAACGTACCTGTTGTGCCACCTTTAGTATCGTCACTTGTTAAAAAAGCACCGCCAACAGTTGTTGTACCGTTAATATTGAATGATGCTTTACTTGCTGTGTTTGTCACAACTGAAGGATTAGCTGTGGTTGCAGCAGCAAACGTAGCCGCAGGACGCGTTGCATTACTGTACGTTGTGTTCTCCGTCCAGCCAGCATGTGACGACATGGTATCGCCTGCGGCGGGGGTATTAGATGCACCTGCGCCATAAAGACCGATATACCAAGAAGTAATTCTTGAAGTAGCGCCATCAAGCGATGTGCCAGCCATGTATTGGAGGCCAACATTGACCACAAGATTTTTAGACTCAGCAACCCATTTAAGATTGCCATCTTTGTCGTAACATTCAAAAAAATACTTACCCATTGCACGAGCAAATTCTTCTTGTGCGGGACGGGCAATTAATCCACTTGATACGACATCTTTTGTCTTTGCTTGTTCCATTATGAAATCCTCAAAACAGACTCGGTTGCGCCCATAGGCGGGAAAGTTATGGTCAAATTTTGACCGGTTTTTGTTACCGTAGAACCGAAGTTTAAAACACAAACTGCACGATTACCGTTAGTAGAATTGTAAATCAACGCCCCTGCGCACGTAAGAGTAACGTTTGAAAAAGTGGCATCTTCAAACGACCAATACCCTGTTGTTCCTGACGTAGTTGGCGTGATGTTTGTGAGTGCAATTCCTCCAGCGGAATAGTTGGTTCCACTGGATTCACCTGACGTTGTGTACACAGTTGTTTCGGGACCAAGATTAGCGCTGGCTGTGTAAAGGGCAAGTTTAAAAACATTTCCTGTCCCCGTCGTAAAGTTATGCAAAGCTTGGGCAACTTCCGCCTTAAAGCTTGTGCACATGGTTTGGTAGATTGCCATATTAAGTTACCGTTTGCCGGTATTGTCCTGACCGATAAGCATCCTGCCTATCCATACCATCTCCAAGGCGCTTAGCAAGTGCTAAGGCTTCACTGTACTTTTCTTCAACTTTTGCCATAAGATCTTGCTCGGCTTTGATAAACATATAGCCTTCACGCAAAGCACCGTACAAAAGTACAGAATCAAAGTTATCCCCAAG